CCACAATCAAATATTTTCTCAATCTTAAAATTAACTGATAATTATACTGTAGATTCTTTAATTGTAAATTCTACAGGACAAAATTATTTGTTCTCGCCAAAAATAAAACTGTACAGTGAAAGTGATAATTCTATCATATCACAATTTTCTGCTTCTGCAACTTTAAAAAATAATTCTATAGATGACATTAAAATTTTAAATCCTGGATTTGGATTAAAATCTAATGATAATAAAATTATTGTTATTGATAATAGCAATGGGTTCAATATTATTAATGCATCAGTAACTGGATCTGGACCTTACACAATTACCCTGACCTTAAAAACTCCCACATCAGGATTTACCACTTCAAATCCATTACCTATTTCAATTGGTGATGAAATATTTGTAGAAAAAATTGTTTCCACTGGAGGTGATGGATTCAACTCAAGTGATTATAACTATAATCCATTCACTGTGACCTTCGTAGACCCTGCATTTGGGTCTCAGGATGCTGCGATAGTTAGATATCAAACAACACAAAATCCAGGTTCTTACAGCAGCACCTTGACCTATGATGCAAATGTAATTCCATATTCTTATTTACCTCAAATAGAACCTGTTTTGAAACAAAATGTTTTTTATAATGAAGAGTTTGTAAATGATTTGAGAATTATAAAAAATCAAAAAAATAATCCAATAACCAATTTATTAAAAGTCAAACAATCTGAAAATATTCAAATAAATGATATTGTTACTGGAAAATCATCAAATTCTAAAGGTAAAGTTGTAGAAATTAATAATTTCAAATCTTCATTTATTTCTGACTACAGTGTTTCTGAAATATTAGGAGGACAAGAAAATAGGGGATATCTTTCATCAAATATACAAAAACTTTCTGATAATGATTATTATCAGAAGTTTTCATATTCTTTGAAGAGTAATAAATCTTTCTCTGATTGGGAGTCTCCAGTATCTGACATAACTCATACATCTGGATATAAAAAGTTCAGTGACTTATCTGTAGAATCTGTTGGTATTGGAACTACTCAATCAATTAAAACAGATTCAACATCAACTTTAAATGTTATTTTAGATTCTTATGTTGATGTAAATTCAATTAGCGATTATGACTTGGTAAATGAAATTGATATTGAGGACACTGACTATGAATATTCTCAATATTTGAAGTTTAGTAGATTAAAATTAGGACAAAGTTTAAAATCAGTAGACAATAGAGTTTTATCAATAGATGACATATCAAACTTGTTTAATGTTGAGCCCACTGTTCCTGAAGTTGCAATAGATTCTACATTTAGCACTGACTCAATAGCATTGAAGTATACATTTTATCTGACTGCTTCTGAAGGATTTTTAGGTGACTTCGTTTACCCTGAAGTTTTTGAATTGTTGGTAGTCAGAAATGCAAATGACGTAGATTTAACATCATATGCTTCTTATTTTGATGCAGAAAATTTGGGAGCAAATGCTGTTTTGGGAAGATTCACTGCTGAAATAAATCCATCAAATGATAATGAATTAGTTTTATCATTTAGACCAACAAATCCATTTATATCAATAGATATAAAATCAATTAAAGAAACTACTCCCAGCACGGTTGGAGTTGCAACAACTGCTTTTGGATATGTAAAAAATGTAGAATTGACTCAACAATATAATACATCTGGAGTTTCTACATTTTATTCTATTCCATTGTCAGATTGCAAGTCTGGAACTTTGATTGTGGGAATATCTTCTACAAAAAATAGTATCAACAAATCTTTAGAACTTTCATTTACCAATACTTCAAATGATTTGTTTATTAGTAAATATGCAGAAAATGATTTGGTTAATTATGGCAACATAAACATAATTGCAAATGGTTCAAATCTTGAATTTAATTTTGACAATACAACTGGAATTGGAGTTACTTTATATGCAAACCTAAAACTTCTGACAAATACTTATGCTGGATATGATAGTATTAACAAAACTTTTTCAAAAATTTCAAGTTCAGAAATAACAACAAATTCATTATCTACTGGAATTTCAACTGTATCTGGAATATATGGGTTTACCAAATATATTATGGAGATATCTCAAGATACTGGAATTACAACTTACAGGTCAATAGTACAATTAAATTCAGTTCATTCTGGTGACTACTTAAATAATATTGTATATGATATTAATGGTGATATTGAGTTGACTGACATAGTTTTTGAAACCAATTATAGTTTAGCACAAAATGAATACACTTTGTCTTTCAACCCTGTAACCTCTGCAAATTATACCATTAAAATTTATGAAGCAAACATTCTATCTCCAAATCAATAATAAATATTCATAAAAATGCCCATTAACGAAGTAGGAACAATATACACACCATCAATATATGGGAGAACTTCTTTTCCATTAAAGCATAAAACGTCTGCTATTTTTTATAAAATTTTTAATTCAGAAGATTCTAGTACTGTAAACATAGTTCAAGATACAATCAATATTCCAAATCATTTTTTCAAAACAGGAGAACCATTAGCATACAATGTTAATGATTCAAATACTGATACACCAATAGGAATTTCAACTTTAAGTCCTGGAGCTGGTGGAACAATTTCACAGTTTCCAAATATTGTTTATCCCATAGTTATAGATAAAAATAATATTAGAGTGGCATTGGGAAGCACTTATGCATTAGCAAATGAGTATGTTAATATATCTTCTCTAGGAATAGGAACTGAACATTCACTTGAAGCATTTAAACAAAACTCAAAATGTCTAGTCTCAATTAATAATATCATCCAATCTCCAATATCAGTTGGTTCTACAGTTCAAGTATTGTCATATACCCCCTCAAGTTTAGTATTAGAAAGTTTACGAAATATAAAATTAGGCACTTGTTTAAAAATTAATGATGAAATTGTTAGAATTTCTTCTGTAAATTATGACACAAAAGAAGTATCTTTATCTAGAGGTCCTCAAGTTCTAGGAACAAATACTAATTTGTTCACAAATTCACTTGTTGGAAGTTATATTGACGTTTTGTCTGGCAATTATAATATTATAAAAGACATCATTTATTTTGATGAACCTCCTTTAGAAGGTAGAAAAATAAATTACAGAATCCCATCTTCAGACATTGTTTATAGTAATTACAGTTTCAATTTACTTACTGATATTTTACAGACTGGGAGTCAAGTTTTAGTAATTTGGTCAAATCCTCCACAAGAAATTCCTACACAAAAGTTTTATTATTTAATTAAGAATAGTGAAAATAACTTTAGTTTTGCAGAAAATTTTGCCAATGCTATTAATGATGTAAAAGTTACATTTTCAAATATTTCTGATAATGAATTTCCAGTAAGTAATTTTGAAGTTGTTTTCTTTTATCCAAGTGAAGAAAATAGTTTTAATGGAAGAGTTTTTCTAAGGTCAAATTACGATGCAAATAACGTATTTGATGATGTTTCTGAACAATTTACAGGAATTTCCAGCTCTTTTGAATTGAAAATTTCTGGAATTAGTACAGTTGGCATATCAAGTGATAATGGTATTTTATTAGTAAATAATATTTTCCAATATCCAGGTTCTAATGAAGCATTTTCTTTTTCTGAAACTGCATCAGAAACATTTGTAAATTTTGTTGGGTTTGGAACAACAGGATTCACTGGAAAAGATTATGATGTAAATGTTAAAGGATATCCAAGAGGTGGAATTATTGTTTCTTATGGGACAACCTCAGGAGGCAGTTATCAACTTTCTACTTCTTACTATAATGTTCCAGTAACTGGTTCAATTTCTGGAATAGGTGCATCAGTATCATTTAACACTGACGAATATGGAAATGTAAAAGAATTTAAGTTTACCAATCGAGGATACAATTACAAAGTTGGTGAAATTTTAATTCCCACAAATGCTACTGGACTTGGAACTCAAACTTCAAATGATAAAATTCACATTACAATCAATGAAGTTACCAAAGATACATTTAATGCTTGGAATATTGGAATATTAGAAAAATTAGATGATTTGAGTGATAAGGTAAATGGTGTCAGAAGAACTTTTGACATTACAAAAAATAGTCAAAGAATTAGCTTAGATACTGAATCTGAATCTGAAGTAGAACTTCAATATAATCTATTAATCTTTGTCAATGATGTTCTTCAAATTCCAAATTCTTCATACATTTTCAATAGTGGTTCAATTATTACATTTACAGAACCTATCCCTACAGGAAGTAATGTAAAGGTTTATTTTTATAGAGGGTATACAAATGACTCTTTCAATTCTGATGATGCATCTAAATTAAAAGAAGGCGATTCACTTGTTCTTCTTCAGGACATTTACAATCCACCACCACTTGAACAAAATGATAGAATTATTAAACAATTTGTTAGTGCTGATGTTTTAAGAACTAATATTTACTCTGATCTTGGATTGTCTGAAAATTCTTCCCAACTTAGGTCTATAACATGGACACCACAAAAGAAAGATTTAATTATTGACGGAACTTTTGTAAGTAAGTCTAGAGATGAACAAAATTCTGGAATAACATCTTTTACTAAAATTGCAACATATGTGGGCACATTTTCTGGAGTTAGCACTAATACAATTGGCGTTACTACAACCAGCATTTTAATTGGAGACTATGTAGAGGGTACTTATGTTGGAACAGGGGTTTCAATTGTATCAATTGGATCATCTATTATTGGGATAGGTTCTACAAGTTATTCATCTTCTCCAGTTGGAGTTAATACATCATTACTCTCATTCTACAGAAAATCATAATAAATAACATAAAATACAGATTCAAATGGCAGTAATAACTGACAAATTAAGGATAATAAATTGCTCTAATTTTGTAAGTGATATTGGGAATGGTAACTACTATACATTCATTGGATTTCCAAACGCAGATTCTCTTTATCCAAGTTGGGATTCTTCTAGACCAAATCCAACTGACAATTACTTATATTTAAATTCTTATAGAGATAATATTTTAGGTGTCAAAAAAATAACCTCATCTGATGTTATTAGAGTAATTCCAAAAATTGTTTGGTCAAGTGGTAAAAAATATGAGATGTATAGGCATGATTATAGTGTTTATAATACATCACCAGTAACGTCTTCTACAAGACTGTATGATTCTTCTTATTATGTAATGAATAGAGATTATAGAGTTTACATCTGTATCAACAATAATTCTTTACCATCTAACAATAACACTGGTGCTATCTCTACTCAAGAACCATTACATACTGATTTGACACCAAGATTAGAGTCTGATGGGTACATGTGGAAATATTTGTATACATTGTCTCCAGCAGATGTTTTGAAATTTGACTCTACCAATTATATAAGTGTTCCAAATAATTGGGAAACTGAAGGTCTCAATGCTGAAATTGATAGAATTAGAGATAACTCAGTAGATGGAAAAATTGAAACAGTTTTAGTAGAATATAATGCAGTAAATTATCCATTCTTTGGCACATTATCTAATGTTCCCATCAGGGGGGATGGAACTGGAGCAACAGCTTCTGTAGTTTTTGATGAACAAGGAAAACCTATTAATGTAATTGTGACTAATGGTGGTAGTGGTTATACATTTGCAACCTTAGACTTAGATTCTATTTTAGCACCAATTGGAGCACAAAAAGCAATTTTTAATGTAATAATTTCCCCACCAGGAGGTCATGGTGCAAACATTTATAATGAACTTGGTGCTTTTAGGGCATTGGTTTATAGTAGAATTGAAAATGATACAATAAATCCAGATTTTATTATTGGAAATCAATTTTCAAGAGTTGGAATTATAAAGGATGTAAAATTAAATGGGAGTAATGAGGTGTTTACCCCAAACACAGGTTCTGGTGTTTATGCCTTTAGAATAAATGAAGATGCTTCTGCAGAAACATATGATTCTATAATTACTCAAACAAACACAGGAGCTATTGGAAATTTAGTTAGTTTTGATAACACAACTAAAGTATTGAGATATATTCAACCCAGAAATAATAATATTGACACTTACTCTGTCCCTCCAAATATTCAAATTGATTATCATTTTGCAGATAGTGTATCTGGAATTCAAACTGCAACACAATATGCATTAAATGATTTTGATAATAGTACATTAACTATTGGAGGAAATTCATATACAATAAACACAGGGTACACTGGAAATGAAGTTGATATTGGAGGAACAATATATTATCTTGGACAATCATTCAATGGAGGTCTATCAAATCCAGACATAAATATAAAGAGTGGTGATGTTGTTTATGTTGATAATAGGGCTTCAGTAA